TAATGCTAAAGAAACAAAAATAGTAGAGGTGTCATCTGATGAGGGTACATTATATCCTTTGGGCGGAATAAGAATTGTGGTAAGGGTATTCTATGAATTTGTTAGAGGTACATCATAATGGCTAAAAGAATTAAAATCTATATGCCAAGTGGAAACAATACTGTGGAAGTTTGGGATAATGATATAGACAAATTTCTGGCTAAAGGATATAAACTTGAGCAAGAACAAAAATCTACTAGATCATCAAAGAAAAAAGATGTAGAAGTAGAAGAACAACAACAAACTAATGAAGGAGTAAGCGAATGGCAACCCATGTCGGAACAAGCGGAGTAGTCAAAGTAGGAACTGATACAGTGGCAGAAGTCACAGGTTTTACTATTGATGAAACAAATGACACAGTTGAAGATACAAGCCTTACAGATACATCTAAGACCTACAAAGCATTAAGAAGTGATGCTACTGGTACTATTGAGTGCCACTGGGATGAAACAGACAGTTCAGGTCAAGGTGCATTAACTGTAGGCGCAGAAGTGACTTTAAACTTATACCCAGAAGGTGCAGACGCAGCAGATACATATTACACAGGATCAGCGATTGTGACTGGCGTATCTCAGAATGTATCTTTAGACGGAGTTATTGCTAGAACAATAACAGTGCAATTCTCAGGCGGCGTAAGCACAACAACTGTATAATTTAGATGCCTAAAAAGGATTACCTTGAAGGTGCTATCTCTCACTTTAAACACCAAGAGATAAAAATTATAGAAGTTGAAGAATGGAACTTAACTGGCGAAGATGCCATTTATGTTAAACCATTTACGCTGCTTGAAAAATCTGAAATCTTTAAAGGATCAAACGATAGTGATCTCACAGTATTAGTTGATGTAATTGTCAAAAAGGCAGAAACAAAAGATGGTGAGAAGATGTTTGATCTAGAGAGTAAGATCAAAATGAAGAAGTTTGTTGATCCTGATATCATAGGCAGGGTAGCAAGTCAAATCATGGGAACTTCATCCCCAACTGACACTCTAAAAAAAAAATAGAATCTGACAACGATCTAAGATTTCATTTCTTCTTAGCAGAAAAATTACATAAAACTATTGGCGAGATTATGCAAATGCCAATGGAAGAATTTGATTTATGGATGGCGTATTACACTCTCAAACATGAAGAAGAACAAAAGGCATTGAACAAAGCAAAATTGCAAGGTAAAAGAAGATAATGACTAAAAAAATGCTAATTGACATTATCGCTAATGATAAGACCAAAAAAGGTCTGACTAATGTTCAAAATAGATTAGGTAAAGTAAAAAGTGCAGTTTTTAGTCTTAAAGGTGCATTAATTGGTCTTGGTGCAGGTGCAGTTATTAAATCTTTTGTTGATGTAGGTAAAGAAGTTGAGAGCCTACAAATTAGATTTAAGTTTTTATTTGGATCAGTTGATGAGGGATCAAAGGCATTTGACAATCTTACAAAGTTTGCAGGAAAAGTTCCATTTTCATTAGAACAAATTACTAGAGCATCTGGTAATCTTGCGGTTGTTGCTAAAGATGCAGATGATCTTAACAGAATATTAGAGATCACAGGTAATGTTGCTGCGGTCACAGGATTAGATTTTGAAACTACATCTAGCCAAATCCAAAGAGCCTTTTCAGGTGGTATTGCTGCTGCTGATATCTTTAGAGAAAAAGGTATTAGATCATTATTAGGATTTAAAGAAGGTGCAAAAGTCACCGCTGCTGAAACTGTAGCAGCTTTTGAAGCTGCTTTTAGTGGTAATGGTAGATTTGCACAAGCAACTGAGGACTTAGCCCAAACACTTGAAGGTACTTTATCCATGATTGGAGATAAGTATTTTAATTTTCAAAAAGATGTAGCAGAGGGATTTTTTGAAGAATTAAAGAAAGAATTTGGCGATCTTAATAAATTCTTAGGAGAGAATGAAAAACAGATTGAAGATATAGCTAATTCTATTGGTGAAAGTTTTGCAAGTGCAATCATAAAAACATCAGAAGCATTAAAAGATTTAGCACCTGAATTTAAAAAAGTAGCTGACACATCAGGACAATTAATAGATGGATTTAACAGTTTACCTACTGAAGTAAAATCAGCAGGTATTATAGCCGTATTATTATTTGGTAAAAAAGGTTTTGCGGTTGCCGCAGCATTATCATTAGTAGTTGATAAAATAATGGATATAGCGGAAGTATCAAAAGACTTATCTATAGTTGATCCTAATGATCTTACAAATGTAGATGCTATTAAAGATAGATTAAAACTTTTACAAGATGAGATAGATAAAACAAAACAAGCTATAGGAACACCTATAACAATGGAATTGGCTAATGGAGTTCAAATAGATTTAGGTGAAGCATTGAGCATAGATGCTCAAGAAGAATATAACAGGTTAATAGATGAAAGAAATAAGCTACTTAGAATATTAAATAATCTTAATTTTACTCAATCTGAATTTTACACAAATATAAATAGTCAACTTGAAACCAACACAGAAAAACAAGGTGAATCAAATGAGAAGTTATTAGAACAATATAATATTTTAGGTGATTTATCTAAAAGACATGGCACAGAAGCACAATTAGCCTTAAAGGCTCTTAGAGATAAAGAAAAAGCACAAAAAGAATATTATGATGAATTAGATAGAAGAAGGCAGACTGATAAACAAAATTCAATCAGAGCAGCTAGAGAAAAAGTTGAATTAGAAAAACAAGCACAAAATGAAATAGTATCATTAACAGGAGATGCCTTATCTAATTTATCAAGATTAAATAAAGATGCCTTTAGAGCCTATCAATTATTTCAAATTGGTCAGGCTATTATTAATGCTCATGCAGCAGCATCAAAAGCATTGGCTACATATCCATTCCCTGCAAATATAGCTATTGCAGGATTAAATTATGCGGCAGGTGCAGCAAGAGTAGCAGCTATAAGAGCAACCCCTGCACCAAGAATATCAGGTGGTAGAGTTAATGCAGGTGAGCCATATATGGTAGGTGAAGCAGGAAGGGAAATGTTTGTTCCTCAACAATCTGGAACTATCGTACCTAATAATCAGCTAGGATCACCAAATATCAATATAACTATCAATGCTAATGACACAGAGGGATTTGATGATTTATTAATTAAGCGTAGAAGCACTATTGTTAATGTGATAAATGATGCACTTAACAGTCAAGGGAAGGAAGCATTAATTTAATGGCAGGTACATATCCAACAATACCAGAATTTGCATCAGTAGGATTTTCATCTGAACAAAAGACAATCACATCCACTACAGACAGTGGTAAGATGTTTGCAGTTCAAGTAGATGGGCAGAGATTTAAGTTTAGCGCAAGTTATCCGCCTATGAATAGATCAGAATTTGCTCCAGTTTATGCTTTCATTATGAAACAAAGATCACAAAAAGAAACATTCCAGATATCCTTACCAGACCTAAAAGATGCTAAAGGCAGTATATCAGGAACAGTCTTAGTGAATGGATCACATAGCGCAGGTGATACTACCATTGATGTAGATGGAATGACTGGAGAAATTAAAGCAGGTGATTTTGTTAATTTTGCAGGAGATACAAAGGTCTATATGGTAGTAAGTGATGCAACGGCAGTAGCAGGAGCAGCAACCCTGACGATTGAGCCACCTTTAAGAAGTGCTATAGCTGATGATGCGGCAGTCACTTATGATGGTGTAGAGTTTACAGTAAGACTGACAAATGATGTGCAGCAATTCAATACAGGGGATTTAGATTTATATAGATTTGAAGTTGATTTCATAGAGGCTCTCTAATGGCTAGAGGATTATCTACCGCTTTAAAAAATGAACTGGCTACTCAAAGTATTAAGCCAATTATCTTACTAGAAATATTATTCCCTACTCCACAAAGACTAACTAATCACTACAAAGATATTACTCATAATTCCAATACCTATTCAGCGAGTAGTCATTTCTTATCCATTACGAATAAAGCAGAAAATGCAGAACTAGATGTATCTAATTTTACTGTAGAATTATCAGCAGTAGATAGCGCTTTTACTTCTATTGTTTTAAATAACAATGTGGCGAATGACGAAGTAAGCATAGATATTGGATTACTAAATAGCACTGATACGCTTATTGATACTTACAATTATGATAAAGGTTTTATTGAGAGTTTTAGAATAGATACAGATAAAGGAATAATATCCCTGATCTGTACTTCTCACTTTTCCGATTTTAGTAGAATTGCAGGGCGTAAAACCAATGAAGGTAGCCAACAAAGATATTTCCCTACTGACAGAGGTATGGAATTTGCAGCACTTCAAATTCAAGAATTAACTTGGGGTAGAAAGTGATTGAAGATGTTATTGATTTTTATTTAACATTTGACAGATACAAAGATACTTCAAGACGAGTTTTATATCACCACCTAGAGCCAAGTATTAGCCTTAATCAGTATAAGGTCTTTAAGGACAAAGAGATTATAGGGTTTATGAATTGGGGATTATTAAATGATGTGATGAAGTTTAAATTCTTACATCATGGGATCATTGATTATAGTAATTGGAAATGCGGAGATAATCTCTGTTTTGCTGATTTCCTTTGTAGAAAAAATATCAGAGATATGATTAATTGGGCAAAGAATCATTTTTGGAACGAACTAGGATATGATAAAGAAGTAGTTTGGTTGAGAATGGAAGAAACAATAAATAAAACCATGAGGATTAGTAATAATGTCAAACGTAGTTAAAGCCGTACAAAATATAGTACAAAAGGTAGTTTCATGGTTTATAGACATCCCTGAGATACCAGATATTCCAGAAGTAGAGGAGATTAGAGGTACTCAACTCAATAAACAATCCAATAACGCACAAATACCAGTTATTTATGGTGAACGGCTAGTAGGCGGAACAAGAGTATTTTTAGAAACATCAGGAACAGATAATACCTACCTTTATGGCGCTATGGTTTTAGCAGAAGGTGAAATCAATGCCATTACTGAAATTCAGGTCAATGATAGTGTTGTCACTTTTGATGGATCATTCGCAGATGGTACACAGATTACATCTAATGATAGTAAATTTGGATCTACAATAGTTCTTCAACCCTTTTACGGAACAGACGGACAAACAGCAGCTTCACTACTGACAACCTTAACGAACTGGACTAGCAACCATAAATTATCAGGATTAGCATATATTGCTTTCCGTATCACTTGGGATGCAGATAAATATTCTGGTATTCCGAATATCAAAGTCAAAGTTCAGGGTAAAAAAGTATCTACATTTGATAATGGTGGAAATGAAACCACAGGGGTTTATTCTACTAATCCAGTATGGTGTTTATTAGATTTTCTCAGAAATGAACGATATGGAAAAGGAATATCTGATAGTGATTTAGATATATCTAGTTTTTATACCGCATCTCAAATAGCAGAAACTCAAGTCACTCCTTATAGTGGTGGATCAGATATTAATCTC